CACACTTACTACATTTCCTGCATTGATATCATTCGTATCTGCAAAGATCTCCCGCCTGCCGAAAAGAGTATGACCGAAGACATCGCTGTAACTCGTTACTTTTTTCTCGTTATTTTCAGACATATATTCTCCTACTCAAATTGTAAAGTATTAAATATAGGCAAAAACAGACTGCAAAAATCGGCAAATTACCAAGGCCTGCGGATGATCTCAGGTTTACTCATACCGGAACGGAATGCCAGGTCCACAGCCATGGCAAGCGAGTCAGGAGCATCATCGTGTTTGTTCTTCCCCTGCAGTTTGAAGGAAAAGACATTCGACATGAACAGGTTATATTCCTTCGACCTGTGATTTGCATCACGGAAGATGAAGTAATTCCTGATATCAGGTGCCTTGTCGAAGATTCTTTGCTCCTTGGCAAGGTTGTTTGGTGCTGCCTTGGTATTCACCGTGACATGATAATCAATCTTCTCCAGTTCCTTTTGGACACCTTCCACAAATGACATCGTGGTCTTGGTAGCCTCAAACTGCATGACACCGACATGGTTCACCATCGCCTTCTCAGCAAGCAGGGGCTGTGTAATGCTCTTGTCACCGTTGTTGAATACCACATCATGCACATAGTATTCATTGCCGTACTGGTAAACGATTGGACTGGCAGTATAGTCACCGCCTCCGAAGGCAGGGTCCACAGCCATGAAGATACGGTCGGGATCTCCTTCCGGCAGTATCCCGTTATAGTAAGTCAGCATATCGGAATCAAACAACGTGCCTTCACGCTCGATAGGTTCACCCTGGTACTGGGCAAACCACGATGCCATATCGTTATTTGCCTCAAAAGATGCCCTGCGCTGATGGTAATAATCGGTAGTAAATCCCACATCGAACTTGTAATCGAAGTTGCTCTCGTCATTTTCATCGAGAGCAGGGATATTGATCGATTTAAACCGCCTTCCACGGAAGCGTGGATCGTTGTTCAGCAGTTCAAATCTCTTGCCTATAGGGTCTGCAATGGACCATCTCGTGCCTATCCAGAGGATCTTCGCCTTGCCCTTGGCACGGGTCAGCATATTGTTGTCAACATGGTTCCAAGCGGTCTGCAGGCGGTCGGGATTCATGGCTTCCTCGATGCCGCTGAGCAGGTCATCTCCAATCAGAAACCCATTGCAGTCGCAGGCACCGTTCAGCGTACCGTACAGCGACCTGCAGGTAAGGCTCGGATACTTCTTCTTACGGTCCACATTCAGCGTTTCATCACGGCTGTTAGTCCCTGCAATACGAGCTCCCGGGAAGATCTCCTGCCACTTGTAGGTCACAGGGTCATACAGGATCTCCAACACACCGTTATAGAAACTCGTAGTCAGCGTATCTGAGAAGGAGACATACAGGTTGCTCAGTTCGGAATTCCTGCCGATGATCCATGTCAGAAAGAATGTTACCAGGGTAGACTTGCCCGTCCGTGGTGGCTGACTCAGGAACAGTTCATCCAGTTTATCGTCAGCCAAATCCTGCAGGACCTTCACATGCTCCAGCAAGACCTTCCTTCTAGGGAGGTAGAACTTTTGCTCCGGTCTTCGGTCATATTCCAAAGCCTGCATATAGTGGTCGAAGTTATACGGAGCACTGAAGCACAGTGTCCTGTAGATCAGTTCCCTGAACATGTCAGCCTCCTGATACCTGCCCTCTTCAGCCCTTTTTTTCATGGCTTCCTGCTGAAGAACGAGTACTTCGCTGACATGCTCCAAAGCCCCGTTCAAATCATCCTTCGACCAGTGTATAAGGCAGTCCGTAAGATCATTAAAAGGCTGAAACTCATACGGTCTCTTCTGGCATACAGTCTTGATCTTCCTCAGCAGTGATCCGTAGTCCTGTGGCATATATTCCTCCAAAAAATAAGAGCCATGGTATCACCATGACTCCCTTGAGTCGGCAGTTGCCTTTGCAATTGCCATTATTTAGCAGGCTTGCCCCTGCGGGCAACAAACAGCGGTTCGTGTTCACCGTCTACCCAGTCGACATCACCATACTTGTACTTGCCCCAGTAGAACGGCTTGTTTTCAAGTATTTTCTTGATCGTTGTGGGATAGAATGCCTTGCCGGTCCTCGGCAGGTCTCCGTTCATTCTCAGTTTATCGCAGATCTTCGTGAGAGAGTACCCCTGTGCCCTCATCCAGAAGATATCCTTCACGATCTCAGCCTCTTCAGGCTCAGGGACCATTTTCCCTTCCTTCAGCTGGTAACCGTACGGCACACCGCCTCCGGCATGCTTTCCCAGTTTAGCCTTTTGATTACGGCCGAGAGAAGTCCTCCGTGTAATGTTCTTACGCTCCTGCTCGGCAGCGAACATCAGAAATGCTTCCATAATCCCCGCAAATTCACCGAAGCGGTCGGTATCATCGATAACACTTACCACTTCCATGCCCTTCCGCTTCAATTGCATCTTGTAGTAGAAGTACAGGTTCATATCCCTTGCGATACGGTCGCTCTTAGCCACTACCACAGCCTCGATCGGAGGATTCTTCACCTCACCGTAGATGATCTCATTCATCGCTTCACGGTCATCCTCAGCCTCGGCAGATCCCGAGATGCCGATATCCTCCTTCCAGGAGTCAATGACATACCCGTGCTTATCGCAGTATTCCTGAATGCTTGCCTTTTGTGATGCGATGCCGAACTTATCATCGGCACCCTGCCCGTCAGTGCTTACCCTGACATATCCGATTACTCTCTTTTTCTTCATGTGTGCTTACCTACCTTATACGCAAACTATACCATATAGTCCGTATAAAGGCAAGCAAAACCGTACCTAAGTTTTATTACATGTGCATAACCACCGCAAAAATCCAAGTTTTGTTATATCCCACTGCCTTGATGGCAGAAGGATATATGGTGACAGGATCTCGGCAGACTGGGACTGGTCACTCAGTCCTCCGGCGGGGTCCAGTCCTCATCCCGTATCGGTTCTCTCCACTCCTCAGGCTCTTCCTCGGTATCCTCGTGGATCTCCACAGGGTCATAGATAGACAGCACCTGCCCCTTGTCCTTGTAGTTGTTCCTCACCGTATGCCGTATCCGCTTGCCATCCTCATCGAAGACCCGCTCCCTCGGCGGTTTCCTCACATACCGCCTGTACGGCTCTCCCTCAGGCATCGCTTCAGCCCACTCCATAAGCCTGCGCTGCTTGCGCTCCTGGAACGCTTCCTTCCGCATGGCCTCCCGCTTACGGTCCACCTCAGTCACTGCCCTCAGCTCAAAGCCTTCCTCAGGCACTTCCATCCACTCCGGTATCGCCACGATCTTGTATCCACAGCCCTTCAGCAGTCTCACTGCGGTACTGGCAAGGACATCAGTATTGGTCATATACTTCGCAATATTGCTTACTGTGAGAGTGCTCCTGCTTGCTATATCCTTGTAGATCCAGCCGTTCCGAGCCTTCAAGACCCGTACTATTTCAGGTACCAGATATCCCCTCATAACTCACTCTCTCGATTTCTATCCGTTTCCTTCGCAATTTCCGTGCCCTGCAGGGGCTTTTTTGTTTTTGCGGTGGACGGGGGGCTAACCCCGACTCAAAATATTGCATGCAATATACCCCTATGCCATATAAATTCATGCTTGCATGGAATACCCTATAATATAGCCCGAAACGTTGCGCAATATGCTTTTATACGCTACATTTTGCGGTATATTGTGTATAAATTGTATCACATAGGGTTATACGGTATCAACAAAGTGTATAGTACCCCTATTTTTTAGGGGTTTTCAGGGCCTCCAGGATCACGGCAGACTTAACCAAAACACTACATTTTTAATCACTTTATAACAGAATGTCCCGCCATAATGATCACATGCTACAATATGATCAGGAGGCCAGGCAGATGAAAGAAAACGCAAAACAGAACAAATACAGATATAATAAACAATACGAAAAGGAAAACACTTACAGATATTTATTGATACTTAACCATAAAACAGATAGAGATGTTATTGAACTATTACAGAATACAGACAACAAAAGACAATTAATTATACAAGCGTTAAAAGCTTACAAGGGTATTTGATACCCTGGAATAAATCCGGCAGGCTATGCCGGTTTTATTTTGCTTTAAACGGGTACCAGCCGAAACGCTGCAGCGGATACCATGCGATAAGTATTTGACTGGTACCGAAAAAATAGAGATATAGTTCCGGGATCTGGAAAACAAAAAATAATACAAAATAGTTATAAACCCCGGCATTATTCCGGCAGTCAAAAAAGTATCAAAAAGTTAAAAAAAATAATAAAAAGTACTTGTAAGTATACACTATATAGTGTATTATTTATTTGTAAGATAAAAGGATATAAAAAGCGGTACCGGTTAAGCCCTGGAAAAGTTACACCGGCCCGCTGCAGTGCTAAGCATACGCAATGTATACCCGCTTAGTCATTATATCCCCACTTACAAGAAAAGGAAAGAAGGATATAAAGAACATGACTAACACTATTATCAAAACTGTATCATTGAACAACGTTACAAAACAGGATCTCTTAAACGCTATTACAGTCAAAATGACCGGCAAAATGGAAAACATGCAGAGTCTTAGTACTTCCATTATCGGCGGGTATTCCAAGAAATACAGCGTTGAAGTTGAAGAGAACAAAAACTGCACGCACAGAATTAATTGTACAGAGCTTGTATGCAGTAAATGTTACGCCAACGCAATGCGCAAGCGTTATACAACGTTATCGCAAAAACTGATTGATAATACCGCATTATTGACACTTGAAGTTTTACCGCTTGAAGTACTGCCATATATCAACTCTAGTTTATTCCGTTTTGAAAGTTTTGCAGATTTGAGAACATGGCAGCAGGTCGCTAATTACTTCAATATTTGCAATAAGAACAAAGAGACGCATTTTGCATTATGGACCAAAAACCCCTGGATTATTGCAGAGGCAATTGAAAAGGGTTATACAAAGCCCGAAAATATCCGCATTGTATATAGTTCCTGTCAGCTTAACAGATGTGAAGATAATATCTTCAATCTGTATCCCTTCATTGATACGGTATTCACTGTATACACTGCAGAATATGCAACTGAGCATGATGTCAAAATTAATTGCGGTGATAAAAAGTGTATTGAATGCCGTGCATGTTATACAAGCGATAAACGTTTTGTTAACGAAATGCTCAAACAGGAAATGAGCAAATATAAAAAGCTGTTAGCAGCCAAAAACAGCAAATAATAATCACTAATTGTTCCAGGGTACCGGAAACGGTACCCGCCTATAATGCAGCCATATTTCAAAATATGCATGTTACAAGCCATGATAAATACAGAGTATAGGAAGGACTAAAGATGAACAAAAAGGCAATAAAACAGCGATTAAACGCAATGCAGGCCGGGGAAACATGGCAGATTAATGATCATGTATCTGTTATTTGTACAGGCAATTTTAACCGGTATACGCTGCAGGAAATCGCAAGCGTTAACGGGTACACTGTTACAACAAAAAGACAATTTAACAATACAGAGTTATTGACAATATATCTGTATAGCCTGGAAAACAGGAAATAACCCTATTTAAAGCCCGTTTAAAGCCTATTTACAAGCGATATGCAAAGTATATGAACAAATACCCGCATAAAGCAAAAAAACCCGAAAACAGGCTAAAAAAGGCATATGTTAAAACCGTGCATATATTAGCATGCTAACAAATCGGATTTGTTCACAAGCCATGCATGCATACCCTGCCCACGTACCACAAACAAAAAATAGTGCTTTCTGCTCATTTCTGCTCAATTTCTGCAGGATCTGGAAAGCAAAAAGTCAAAACACATGTTCTGCAATTATAGGAGGTTAAGAACAATGACATATACATACATGCAGCCGGTAACGGTAACAAAAGGATCATCACTTTCTGCAAAGCGTAAAGCGGTTATCAACTTTCTGCAGAGTTTAGCCGGGAATGATAAAGACATTTCTGCAGACGTCCGCATGATAAAACATTCCAGCCTTGAAAAGCTTCAATGGTTAACTAAGGAATACGGCCGGCATTATGGCTTGAATTATGAAAGCTCATTTAATGAGTTAGCCCGCTGGAAATGGTACGACCTTCTGCAGATCCTGGAAGGCTAAACAATAAAGGCATTATGCCTTTATACCTGGAATTAATGCTTCTGCATTAATGCCGTATATAAGCGTATAACGCTGATATAGGAGGATAAAAAAATGACAAGAACAAAAGAACAGTTACTTTCTGCAATGACATCAGAAGGCAATAAAAAAAGCTTTCTGTACTACAACATGAAATTAAGAAAAGAAGTCATAGAACAGGCTTATGACATCTACGAAAACACAAGCCACACGGCAGCACACAAGTTTCTGCAGGAATGCAGAAAAGATCCTTCAAAACTTCAAAAGAGATACATTTCAGGAGGCAAAAAAGCATGATGAAAGAATACAGCGTGAACAAATTTACATGGTCGGATACCTGGAACATCTGGTACTATCCGGCAAGGTCTGAAGATTATGACATATACGGAGAATTCAGTTCTAAAGAACAGGCAGAAAAAGCCCTTCTGCAGGTACAGGAAGGCAAGATAAAACTGCGGCATAACATGACAGATAAAGACATCGCATGAGAGCGCATTTAAAGGGCTTCTGCCCTTATTCTTGGAAAAGATGGACAAGATATCATCTTTTCCGAAAATAAGCGTAGAACATGCTTAAACAGCGTAATACAGGAGGTTAAGCACATGACAACAGCAAGAACATACACATACCACCGCCCTACGGCTTCAGGAATCACGGGAAACTTCAGGGAATGTCTGAATGATGAATTCTACAGCAGCAACAACAGCACAGTTCTGCTTGGCAGGGATACCCTGCTGGATCTTTCCACGGCCCCGCATGTACTTATTGCAGGTACTACCGGAAGCGGTAAGTCCGTGATGATGCACAGCATTATTGCTTCCCTTCTGCTGAAGAATGATCCCACAACAGCAAAACTTTACATGATAGATCCCAAGCGGATAGAGTTCTCCTTCTACAGGGACCATCCCATGTGCACCGTAGTCTATGAAACAGAACAGGCTGTATCCCTTCTGGACATGGCAGTCAATGAAATGGAAAGAAGATTTGCTATCATGGATGAACAGCGTAAGCGCATTTGGAACGGTGAAAAACTGTACATCTTCATCGATGAGCTCGCTGACCTTATGCTGTCAGCAGGCAAAAACACTAAAGATGCCAAAGATGCTGAAGTGAAGATCACAAGACTTGCACAGAAGGGACGTGCTGCAGGAGTACACCTTATCATGGCCACACAGCACCCCACAACAGACATTATTTCTGGGATCATTAAAGCGAACTGCCCCACAAGGATTGCACTGAAGGTCAAGACGATCATTAACAGCATGGTTATCCTTGATCACAAAGGCGCTGAGCAGTTAAAGGGCAAAGGCGATGCCATCCTGAGTACCGCAAGCGGTGAAGAATTCCACTTCCAGGGAGCATATCTGACTGATGAAGACATCGAGCTTCTGGGCAGTGCATGGGTAGAGTTAAAGTCTGAAGAGACAGCAGAGCCGACAGTCATAGCCACTGCCTCCACCCCTGCTTCTGCTTCTGCTCCTAAGGCTTCTGCTCCTGCTCATACTTCCACCCCTTCCAAGGCAACTGCTCCCACACTTGCCGAAAAGGCCAAGTCCAGAGGCTTCCTTGCACTGAGCAAAATTTCCATGGCTCTCGGTGCGATGTAATAAAGTACTTCGGTTCTTATCCATGTTCTAAATCCTTTCTTTCTCCGGAGTACTTAAAATGGGGATCACATGATCCCCTTTTTATGTGCCTCAGACACCTGTGTCTCAGACACTTTTTATTTTTGCCTGTCAAATAATACAGCATATGACATAACATCTTCTGCCATCATGCTTTACTTTTCTTCATCTTCTGTAAAATCTGCATCGATGACATCGGCATAGTTATCAAATAATCTTTCCGCATCCTGTGCAGTAGCAGAGATATTCGTGACTATGCGTTCTGTCTGATCTCTCATATCGTAGAAGTTCTTTGCTCTGAAGATATACGTGACAGGAGAGATCTTCTGCTTGGATGCCAGTTCTGCATCCAGTGCAGCCATGATGGTACGTGCCTTCCTCATCATTTCCATACGGTCCTGTGAGCATCCCTGCCCATGATACCAGTTATCCACTTTCCACCTGTCACAGCCCAGAGCCAGAGCAAGTTTTTCCACGGTAGGGAGATCCCCTGTTTCTGCTGAGTGCTTGAAGAAATAATTCAATCTTTCTGCGCACTCTTCATCAGACTGCACTTCCGGGAGCATCGACCAGGTATAAGCCGAAGCAACTGCCTGCTGAATTGCATCAGGATCTGTACCCACGATAGACATGATGGATCTCTTCTGCCATTTATTAGGCACAGCAGGGTTCACCCCTTCATCAATTCTCTTCTGCAGGGAGGCTTCCCATTCCTTGCGCTTCTTGCTTTTCGGTTTGGGACCCGGCTTCTTTCTGCGTTTTACTTCTGCCATTGTTTACCAGTCCTCCTCATCATAGTTTTCTGTGTCAATAAAGTCATCATCGGTACTTCGTGCGATCCTTCTGCGCTTCCTTGCGGTTTCACGGCCTATGGACTGGTAGTAGCCAAGACTGTGTGCTGTCTCGATGAAGTCTTCTTCTGTGACCACATCCAGCTCGTTATTCATCGCAATAAGGATACAGGCCTGCAGCGTTGTTAGTTCTCTGTGCATCCACCGCACGAATATACGGGTATCCGCTCTGGCGATCTGCCATGAGCGGTGCTCATTGTTTCTGTCGATCTTAAATCTGATAACGGGCATGGCATTAATCCTCTGAAGACATCTCGAAGACTTCCACGAAGATCCCCGGAGTATTGGACCAGTACTTCATGGTTTGTTCCATGCAGACCTGTGCATCGTCTTCCCAGAAGCATCCCGCATCGGTCATGAGATCCTTTAAGCCCTTTATCAGATTATCGGTATCCGGTTTGCGGGTATGCCATTCACCTTCCGTATGATTTGGTTTTCCATCCGTCTTGGACTCGATACCGAAGCACCACGAGGTTTTCAGGCACACTGGCACGTTTTTCCTGAGGGCATGGGTATTATTCCATCCCTTGGCATTAATGACCCGCCAGAGGGCTGTATTGAGCTCGTACCGTGCATTCTTTGCACCCTCGGAGAGATACACCTGCGTTACTGCTTTTTTGGTTCCATCCGCAAGCGTTTTAAATTTAGCAGAGTATTGCTTCTCCTGGGCAGTAGCAGTAGGCACCTTCCTCATAGACATAAAGAACGATTTATTTTTGATCATAAAATCCTCCTTGGATATTTATTCACCTGTCCTCATCATCCATCAGCATCCCATATCCTTTCCACCCTGTAAGTTTTCCAAAAATTACAGGGGAGAAAAAATAATTGGTTCGACACCTGTACTACATCTGTGTTGCTTAGTAATGGGGGCTTGCTCACAGCCCCATTACAAGCACACATGCAGGTGTAGTGTAACATACACTTATTTATAAGGGATTTTTCTACACCATACACGCAGGTGTAAACCGGCTATTATTACACTAGGGTTTACACCGTACAAACTAGGGTATAATCTCACAAAATTACACGTATATTACACGGTGTATACATGGATTTTTGAGGGTATAAAACGGTGAAATTATTCTTCACTTACACCGTTTGAAGTGAGTAATTTATAGGCTTCAGGGTCGATTCTGAAGACAGCACTTCTGCCGGTCTCACGGTTATCGGACACCTTTACAAGATATGTATAGCCCTTGTTGACTGCTTCCTTGAAGCGGTTGACGAAGGCAATACGCTGAGACGGTCGGATATCATCACCTGTATTGAGGATGCCTAGCATCCACTTGCAGAGCTCCGGCTGTGACACTTCCTTGACCTGTTTATCCTGCGTGAGCATATTGAAGCCGAAGTGAAGTTTTTCTGCCCAGTCCTTCAAGTTATCGTCTGCTGATTTTTTCTGACTGCTGCCTGACTTGGCATACTTGAGCGTACCGGAGTCATCGATAACATGGATGGGGAAGTCATACCATAAGTAAATCTTCTGCAGTGGTGAGTATTCACGGAGTGTTCCTTCCAGGTAGCATCCGAGTTTATCACCGTCTACAACACCGTTTGTATTCAGTGTGATAAGAGCATCCGCATATCTTGCGAGCATGCCTGAACCGCTGAATCTGTCCATGGATTCCTTCTTGCTGGAATCACCCTTGGCAAAGTGGTGCACTACGATGACTGCGCAATTCATTGAGGAAGCGATCTTTCCGAATCTGAAGCAGAGCTTGCTCATTTCAGAAGCACTGTTCTCATCTTCGCCGGAACTTAACTTGTACAGCGGATCGATGAAGAGTGCATCGTAATGCTTCCGCTTGAACTTCATGACGATACTGTTGACATGCCTGTCAGCATTATCACTGAAGTAATTTCTCAAGTGGATGACATCGAAGTTTTTGGTAACTTCTTCGACTTCATATCCCTTCCTTCTGCACATCAGTTCCAAACGCTCATTGAATGTGGCTTCCGGGATCTCATAATTCAAGTAAAGGATCTTACCCTTTACACACTGTTTGCCTGCCCACTCCCATCCGTTTGCAATAGCCAGTGCCAACTGCATTACCAGGTTCGTCTTGCCTACCTTGGACTGACCGCCTACGAGCATTATCCTGCCCCTTCTGAGGATACCGCTGATTATCTCAGGGTCCTGCTCCGGTCTGTTCTTCCAGTAATCCGCAATGGTGACCTGCTCAGGGAGATCATCACTCATGGAATCGATATATTCTTTCCATTCTTCCCATGAGCCCATGCCCGTATTGGTATCAATGATGTACTGCTTGTGGTTTCCACGGATGACTCCCGGTAAGCGTGACAGCCTTGACTCGTTCTTGTTCTGGGTATCGATGCGGAAACCGTTCTTCTTACAAATCTCATACAGGAAGTCTACCCTGCGCTTGTACTCGGACTTGGATGGAGCATCCACTTTGACGATAGCATGTACTGACTTGCCACCGCTGTACAGCATGACTGCAATAGGGATCTGCAGTTCTCTGAGCATTGCCACCTGCATGCCCAGTTCCATGTTGTCGCATTCCACAAGCGCATACCTGTAGTCCGTGACATTCTTGTCCATGGCACCAATACCATCCAGGGGATTGAAGCGAATCCAAGCACCTGCCTGTGGATTGTAATCACCCATGGCTTTCGAGATATCGTGTGTGGTACGGAGCTCATCAATGATCTGCCCTGCCTGCAGTGTATAAACACCGATGTTGGCAGGGATATACTTCTGCTTATCACCTTCACCTACTGAGCGTGACTGCATGACATATCCGATATACTCCTCAGGTCTGAAGAGCGTACTCAGGTAAGTGATCACCTGATCAACTGGATCCCATGTGTATTCGGTCGGTTCTTTCAGTTCCTCACGGGATACCCATGACTTGTCGACAATAGGCTTCTCTTCAAAGTGAATGACGGCATCCCATGCCAGCGAGCCGTCTTCGTTTATGCCAGTGCCGGAGATGTTGAAGTTATCCGTTGCCATGGGCTTGGAGTATCCGAACTGCTCTGCGATATACTGCAGGGTTCCTCCTGTGACACCCGAGCTTTCAAAACTCTTCCACTTCTTGAAGCATTCCCCAGGGCGATAACGGTCTTCCTGTGCTGACCAGTCATCCCACCATTCAAACGGGCATCCTTCTTCCTTGAGAGCCATGCCGACATTGATCCAGTCCTGATAATTCAATGCAGCAGGATCGATGTAATCGAGCATCTCTTTGTATATGCTGTTGTCTTTCATCAATCCTCCTTCTCACGTATTTCTGCGTGGTATTCTGCGATCAATTTATCAATGACGGTATATGTTCCATCCAAGGCTTTAAGGACCTGTTTCTGCTTGTTTCTGAGCCATTCCACGGGGATGGCATCTACCGACTCTTCGACATGGATGATGGTCTTGACAGCATCATTCCAGCCGGTCATATATACCTTCTCACGTTCTGAGGCTTTGATTCCTTCCATCATGAACATCATGTATGGAAGTTTAGTTCTGTCTATCAAGTTGGTCATCTTTAAATTCACCCCATGAGCAGTATCCATCGTGCTTCATCATGCGGTTATCACGGAGGCACTGATACCAGTGGTCTGCCACTCCTAACGAGTACCGGCAGTCCCTGCAGCGTACCAGCAATCCGTGATGCACACATTCATCATTCGGAAGCACCTCGACTATATATTCATCGTTTCTCATTTGTTTTCCCCTTTAGAGCAATAATCATCAGCCCTGCATGTCATATAGCACAGGGATACCATGCCATCACCGCCACAGTGTTCGGGATGCATGCAGAGCTCGTTTTCTTTCCACCAATATTCGCACTGTTTACAGCGTACGATTCTACCGCCTTCTGCAAAGGTAAGAGGTGAGAATCCTACACCGTTATGCCTGAAGATCCATTCCTCACCTTTATGATTCATCGTCTTCGTCATCTTCTTCGTCATCGTATTCTTCTCTTTCAGAGATCCGCTCCATTGCTTCTTCGTAAGACATGACATTCACCCTGGGCTTGTCAGTAAGCAATGAGTTCATATCCCTGATCTTGTCCTCGATGGTCTCATCAAGCACTGCCCGTACAAGTTCGTTATAGTGGCACCATTCATCGAGAATGAAATCGTCAACAATGGTACTGAAGATGTTCCACTTGTCTTCATGCTTTACATAGAATCTAGGCATTTGTATGTCACCTTATTCATTCGTTCCATTTCCAAATACACTGCCTTCCTTCTTTGCCCAGCTGCAGTAGTTATTGGGGTCTGTAGCAACACCTTCGTGGAAGTCGCACCAGGAACCTCTGAGAGGATCTGAAATTCCCCCGTTGTAATACCTGCATTCATAGCAACGTATTACCGGTACTGCATCCACGGTCGGCTGGCTGTCAACAATCGAATCAAACAGTTTCTGCTTGTCATCCTCCCACCATGCATAATGTTTCTTAAGTGCATCCGCATTGACTAATCTCATTGCACCTCACCATCACTGACACCGTTGCATCTTATCGCATACTTCAGACCATAAATAACTCCGTCACGGTATCTCAGATCGCCTTTGTGCTGTTCTTCATCAGCCAAGTGCCTGTTATGCTCAATGGCGAGTTCTGCTTCATGCAATTTTTTTGTCAAATCCCTGCATTTCGCTTCAAGTTCGGCAATATAGGCAAGGCGATCATTCAACTGTTCCCTCAATTCATTCGCTTCGTTTCTTCTTGTAAAGTCGCTCATTTTTCTTCCCTTTCACTTGCAACAAACTTGCAACCAACTTGCAACTATTATTCTTCATCCATCCTTGCACCGCAGTTCGGGCAGTAGTTGTACGGGAACACCGTTGCTTCGTTGCATTTTGAGCAGTACCGATAGAACGGTCTCACTCCGAAGGCTTCGTGGTCACCATACGCCTTCAGCCACTTCCCATGTCTGACAGGCACTGCATCAACACTCGGTGCTTCATCCACTGCTTCCCATGCTTGCCCTTCACAGATGCTGTCTGATACTCGGCTTAGGTCAAGCGCATCCGCATCAATTAACCGAACCATTGAACTATCTCCCCCATTTGCAAAGCATAAGTTGCCTTGTCATCTCTCTGAAGTTATCAGGAAAGCTTTCGTTATATACATCATCAAGGTATTTTTTAAAGTCTTCATCTCCGTAAATGGTGCACTCATCGCCATGCATCGGAGAGACACAATATCCGTCATTGTTGAACGGACAGAGCCAGTTGTTGCAGGTGTTAACGAAATACCCCTGCCTTTCCATTTCCTTCAGCCGTTCTTTTTCCTCAGGATACATATGCATCGGTTCAATCATTTTTCTTTCCTCTCCGCACGACTGCAAAACTCGCCTGCATCGAAATGTGGTAACAAATATGTATTGCCACACTGCTTTTTAGTCTTCAGCCAGTATTTGCAATCAATGCAACGTATCAATTCACGAACTGTGGTGTAGTCTCCGTTTTCAGTGGTCGCTACCACAACGAATTCTTTTCCGACTATATCACTCATGTTTGTGTCTTTCTGCCCTACTGCAGTAGTCGCCTGCATCCGGTTCTATTCCCCATTGCCTACACCACGGTGGTTCATGCGGGTCAGGAAAATCAACTCTGAAGTATTTGCACTCATGGCACCGTATGATATTATGTACAGCATCCTCACCACGCATATCATCGATTGCCTGTTGAACGGTCTGCAGGTGATTGCCTATACCGTAGTGACCCCAGACAAGCGTGGAAATCAATTTGTCACCGTCAATCAGTTTCCCCATTGTTTCCTCTTTCTGCTCTGTAGCAAAAGCCGTTACCAACTGTATAAACGCACCACACAAAGCATCTGTGCAGATCCTCGTTTGTTCTCCAATACTTGCAGTCTTTGCATCTTACCAGCTCACCGTGGTATTCAATGCCTACTTGCTTGCCGTCCTGCATGACAGGCTTAATAATCAGTTCCGACATACTCCCATCTCCCGTTTACCGCTCTGGTCATTCCGAGTTTGTTCAGCTGCCTGCAGGCACGTTCCCGGAAGGCATTGCTGTTCCATTCTTCCGCAAAGATCTCTTCTGCTACAAATACCGCAAAGTCTCTGTATGTGAGCTCGGTATCAATTGCATCCTGTGTCGCCACCTTATGGGCATATGATGGACTGCATCCGAGTTCCTTTGCTATCTCCTTGAAGGTCAGCCCTTCTTTTCTCAATTCAAGGATGTCACTTTTCTTGTACAGGCTTTTCATATTCCGCAATATACCCCTTTTCTCTTCTGAAGCGATTATTGCCATCCAGGTTCTTGAATACGATCTCTTTGATGAAGATCCTGTTGCCAAGGACTTTTGACAGTTCCTCGGCAACAGCCTCTTTTCCGTATACCTGGATCAATCGTGTGGGAAGGTAACAGTTCTTGTACATGGTTACATTCCGTACGATCCATGCAGGTATCCTCATATCGTGCCCTCCGGTTTGTCAGTCAGCTCGTATTCGAGCAGGTCTGCAGCAATGGCAAGCCACTGTGTTTTCTTCCGTTCTCTCTCATTGAGAACTGGTACATAGAATTCTGTTTGACAGTCTCTGCACTCATGGCAGTCTGCTATAGGGCACTCCTTGCACATGCACCGCAGTGCCTTGATGATATTTGCAACGTCTAAATCGTGATTAATCATTATTTATTCACCCTTTAATCGTGTCTTAGTTTCCTTCCACTCTTCATCAATCCATGGCTTTCCATTAATGCCTTTGACAGGAGCGGGAGTATACTTCATCATTTCGAAGATCCTAACCTGCTTATCTTCTGCTGAAGGATCTGATGTCTTATCAAGGCAGGCAATAAATTCTTCATCAGGACCTGTCCTAAACCATTTCTTGCCTTTCCATTTACCAGGGAAGTAGCCGACCTTGCAGTACTTCCCCACTTCACCTTCAAACAGCAAATAGCAGTAGTTTGTACATCCGTCACAAGTCCATGCTTTTACTGGCATTTATTCACCTAGATCCAATTGCATTTGTTCATGTTCATAATCGATGCCAAGGACATCATACGAATTGTGGAACAAGCTGATAACATACTTCCGCTGTGCCGGTGTAAGCATTGCCAGCTCCTTGACTGTATTGCCTTTGTAATGCCCATAAGGACATCCCATACATCCTGTACGCTGTACCCCCCCCGCATATATTGCAGGGACTTCGATGTTGTACATCTCGAAATATGCTTCCAGGTATTCATCAGGCAGGTCATGTATCGGAGTGAATGTTCCATCTTTGGTGAAACATGACCGGTACATTACTTTTCTCTGCATGCCTTCAGCACCACGTACTCCAAGTATCGGTTTCTTACCGGATTCCTTTTCGTACTTGTGGGCTGTTTTCTTCTTTGTGAAGTCACAGCATTTTGCGGAAACCTTGTGAAGCTCACCTGAAAGCAACGGCTTTAGCGCATACTGCGGTATTGCAAAAGCTTTTTCTTTCTCTCCTGTTTTCGCATTCTTTCCATATATATGAGACATCAGTGAATCGGTTCGGCAGCCGTTCTGGTATCGCTCTATATATTTATCTTTTTGCTTTGAGAAGCATGGAGCACCGTACTTATCAATAACCCACTGGATGGTATGCTCAGGTATCAATACTCTGTCTGCATATTTGTACATCCTTCTCATAATCTCCGGATGTTCCATCCTGGTATTGATTGCTACGATTTCAATACGGGCCTCGTGGAGTACTTCTTTAATAAACCAGTACAGGAAATGACTGTCTTTACCGCCTGAATATGATAAATAGTATTTCTCCGGGTCGATACCCTTGAATCTGCTTTTCAGATCCTCTAGGTAAAAATCCACTTCATTCATTATGCGGGTCTGTATTCCTCCGGTCTGATGCCCCTGGGCACCATCCACCTGTTATTGCTGATTCGAGTGATCATCTTCGATGCCTGCTCATTGGTCCACTGTCCTACATGCAGGAAGCCTCTTTGCTCTAGGAAGCGTATCTGCTTCGGTGTGGCAAGATTTGCTCTGCTGCGGGCTATCAAATGATCTATGAGCACGGATGCCTGCCCTTTAGTGGTGACAGCATCTGGATTGATACCGAATCTTTCTAAAGTCTTTACCTGACCTTCTGTGACTTCTGCATCCTGCCATTTGAATGCAGGAACATAATCGATAAGGTCATCCGAACTGATTGAATATGCGTACTGTAACGGGTCCACAAGTCGCATCTTCTTGTGCCTCTGCCTGCGCAACTGCTCAGCCAGCGCATTCTCCCTTTCAAGCACGGCATCCTTCTCAGCTTCGTTAATCAACTCCTCGATATCCATTGCCTTTTCGGCATTGTCTTCGAGTTTTTTCTTCACACGGTCGGTTATCTCCGGCTTCTTGGCAATCAGCGATGCAGGTCTGCAGAGATCGTGTCTGCCTGTCATCCACAGGAAGTCCAGTATCAGCAGATCCTTCTTACCTTCCGCAAGTCTAGTGCCCCTGCCAATCATCTGTGAATACAGACTCCTGACCTTCGTGGGTCTTAAAACCACCACACAATCGATACTTGGACAGTCATATCCTTCGGTCAGCAACATGGAATTGCAGAGCACTTTGTACTTGCCTTTCTCGAAGTCTCTGAGGATCTCTTCACGGTCTGGGGAATTGCCGTTTACCTCTGCAGCCGATATGCCTTTATCCTTGAGTATTTGGCAGAACTTCTGTGATGTGGCTATCAGTGGCAGGAAGACAATTGTCTTGCGGTCACTGCAGTGCTCTATCATCTTGTCTGCGATCTCATAAAGGTATGGCTCCAGTGCATA